TACCTAAAATTGTTTTAAGATCTGTGCTTACAGCTGTGTTTTCTTTTAACTTCATTGTCCTTCAAATACTGGTCTATCTGGATTTTCTTTTTTCCAACCATCTTTTAACACAGTCCAGTAACTAATACTAGCGTCTGGTCTATCCTCAAAACTAGCCGTAGACATGACTCCTATGCTTAAACACATATTAATTAATTCAGCAAATTGTGGAGGTGGTGGGTTAATTCTAGGAACTCTCTTACACTCTTTAATTAGTTCAAGTTGGGTCTTTATTTTTTGTTGTTTTTCTTGTTCAGCTCTAAACTCAGGAGTACATGCACTTCCTAAATACTTTCTCCAAGTCATTCTTAACCATTGATCTTCATCTGTATTTTCGTAAGGTGTTCCAGAGTTATATTGATCAGAGCCAGTTCTTTGTTCAATAGATAGTGACATTTCTCCGCTAGCACAATTGTTTGTGCCATTGTTTAAATATTCGTTCCTCGCTTGTGCTGATGTTACCACAAACAAAAAAAATAATATCCAGAATGTATTACCTGTTAAGATCTTTAATATCGTATTCATGTTGCCTCACTTGATCTGCTAGTTGTTGAAATATATTCTCAGCCATATCCCAAGTGGCTTCTGCTCTTGCTAATCTATTTTTTACATCATTAAGTATTTCTTTTTGAATTTCTATATCTTTAGTTACACCTTCAAGTATTTCTTTGTTTACTTGAATAGTATCTGTCATAGTAAAAACATACCTAACTGAAGTAACTGTTCCGGCTAGGATTGCTCCAACAACCGGAACAATTACTATGTTTTTCTTTAACCAATCAAATTTGTTTTTTGATTTAGCCATTATTTGTAAAATCCTTTAAACATCCACTCTACCCATCTGTTCCAAAGACCTTTAATTTTGTTCCAAATTTTTTTAAGCATGTTTGTTTCCTCCAATATTTTTAGTCCTTTACACGTGCAATCAAAACAACCACATCCACATTCTGTGCTGCTCGCATAAAATCCAGATCCTATGCAATGACATTTATGATTACATGTTAAACAACAAATTAGACTCATTTTTTCTCCTCAATTTCGTAAAAGAAATTATCTGTATCTTCAGTTTTCCATTTACGTGTATCTTCTACGTTCCACTCTGATGTTTGCACTTTCCAATCAGGAACTTCATCCTTAACTGTGAAAGAAGGTATATCCCATATCAATCTATTATTTGGTTGGGCTGCATAGTTGCCATCATCTAAAGCAAGTATGTGTGCGCATTTATGTTCATGCGGTATTTCGGAATGGTCCGTATCTATTATATTACTTTCAGGATGAGCAAAGTCAACCGTAAATAAATATGCACCTGGATGCCATTTCTTATCTTTACCTATATATTTACCCGATTGTCCGTCTAAGATATCCCAAGAAGTAACAGCAGGATAATAACTAAAAGAATTCCATAACTCCAGTTCATCCAGTCTATACCTAGGAACATCTTCTGGTTTAAATCCTCTTTGAATGAACGCAGAAATTGGCAATCTATAAAAGATCGCACCGTTTTCCATAATCGCATGGAATAAGATTGGAC